CACGGGCAACTTGCAGTTCAAACGGCTCGTATGCGCCTTGTCTGGTCGCAGAAGAATAAGTTCCCATGAAGGACTCCAAAAATCAAAGAAAGCAGGGGCCGAAGCCCCCGCTCAGGTTTAGCAAACTTTGCCGCCGCGCTTTTTTGTAGGTGGAGAGACTGTTACAGACTTTTCAGTCTTAGTCACGCTACCTGCTGGAGGTGTAGAAGAACCAAACATGCCCTTGACAGCTTCATAGGCACGCTTTGGAGCGCCTAAGATGCTTTCACGCATTGCTTCGTTCTCGCCTTTTGTTGCTGTTCTTTCGTCTTCCATGCGACGAGTCTCACGATCAATCACAGAATCACCTGTGCTGAACTTTTTGACATTGCCACCTTTTTTGAAGGTGCCAGATTGCATGGTGTTCGCCACGGGACGACTGACGAAGTGACGGGGCATCTTTTCAGCTTTCCCGTCATCTACGACATTACCGCCCGTGGCGTAGGCTTTTTTTGTTGAACCGCCTTTTTTGTAGCCGCCAGCATTGCCATTACGCACGCCAGTAGTTCCAGAAGCCGAGTCATGCTTGTCGCCATCGTCCACGTTGTTGTTGGTGAACTTGCCTTCATTGCCTTCAATAGCGTTGCCAACACCTTTAGCCTTGCCGCCCATTTTGTAGCCAGCAGGTTTGTTGTTTGCTACGCCACCAGTTGCATAACCAGCAGGTTGGCCTTCTTTTACGCCTTTGGTGCCCTTGGCAGTGTCATCCTTATCACCGTCAACCATTTTGGTGGTCTTGTTGGTAATAGTCTTGATAATGCCAGACTTAGCCAAGCCGCCTTCAGCTTTGTGCATCATGCCGCCTTTTTTCAAGCCTTTGTGGGCTTTAGAAGCAGACTTACCTTCGTGCTCTTTCAGTTCCTCTTCAACCTTTTCGCAAGACGCTTTGCCACCCTTTTTCATCAACAGATTGGGGTTCATTGCTTTGCGACGAGCAGCCATAGGAGGACGCATTGGACCAGCCGATGGAGCCATGCCGCCACGAGCAGGCATTGTGGGCGCTTGAGCAGGCATTGTGGACTGCATTGGCATGAAGCCACCATCGGCCTTGTGAGCAACCTTGCCGCCCTTTTTGAGCTTCAAGATCACCGAAGGCTCGGTGGTCATCATTTTCGTCATTGGTTTAAATTGACCCATGATTCACCCCTTTAGGCTTGAGTTACGCCAAGAGCACCAGTGCGAGTCGCATTGGGACCAACCATGATGGCGTTACAACCAATAGTCATGATCAAACGACGAATACCGTTTGATGCAGACGTTGATGGAACGTATGTACCACGCACATCGCCAGTGGTAGCAGTTGCAGTCGCAGTGTCAGCAGCCACAAAAGTGCCTGCATCACGAGCCAATGTGTTAGCCCAGTTCACGCTAACAATGTAACCAGCGTCAACCACGCGAACTGGAATACCCAGCACGTCGGTTGTACCAACAGTGATTGCCACAGGCAACGAACCGCTGATTGCGATGCTCACGATTTGATAGAACGCCTTCTTGCCAGCGACGTTAGCCACAGCAGAAGAGGTAGTGCCAGTCAAGATGTTCTCAGTCATTGGCTGACCGTAGTAATCGTAACCAGACACGGTCAGAGTGCGACCTGTCGAGATGGTGCCAGATGCAGTGGTCAACTGAACAGCGCGTGCGCAATCAAGTTGCAACACGGTGATGCCATCAGCGCGAACAACAGACTTAACCGAAGTGCCGGCAGTCAGTGTCAAGTTGCCGGCAGCGCCAGGGGTCTGAGACGCAGCAATGTTGCTGGTGCTCAATGCTTGTGGAATCACGTCCCACATGAATGTACGACCCATAGGGCCAACACCCAAGTCCATTGGTGCGGGATCGCCCAACAGAGCATTGCCAGAGGCAAACACGTTGATTGCGCCAGTCGCGCTTGAAGAGGCGCTCAGGGTGTATGTACCAACACCACCAGAGCCAGTGTTAAATGCGGTTACATACGAACCAGCAGTCACACCAGTGCCGCCGATGTACTGGCCTAAAACCAGAGGATCGCCAGACAGTTGTTGGGTAATTGTGAGAACAGTACCAGAGACAGAACCAGCGAACACTGCTTCAGTGTTGGCGTTACCTGTACCCATGTACGTTTGTGCTGGACCTAAGAACAGGTCATCCGAAAATTGAGGCATGTTTTTTCCTTTTGGCCATGAAGCCGTTAGAAATTAAAAAAAAGGGCTGGCTTTTTACACCAGCCCTTGTTTGCTTTAGACGCCAGGTGTGCCGTAGGCGCAACGTGGGTCGGTGAAGCCGAGGTCGTAACGCTCTGTCGCCTTGTAGCGCATAGAGTCAGTCTCGAAGTCGCCTTCCATAGTCTTCTCCAGACGACGGCGCATCAAGAGCTTGAAGCCCTCGGGAGCGTCGGTCTGAACCCACCATGCTGTCGAAGAAGTCAAACGTGACAACACTGCAGCGCCTTCGTCCAGCAAACCAATCGCTTTGATTGGGTTGATGTCGTTGTTGGCGTTGCCGGTGCGGAGCACAGACTTCAACAACACTTCGGCTTGGAAGATGTTGCCTGGGGCCACGATCAATTGACGTGGAACCAAACGGATCTTCTTGCCGTTGTTGTCAACAGCTTGACGGATCTGGATCAACATTTGCTCAAGCGAGGTCTGCGACAACACAGCGGCGGTAGCCAACTGGTTGCTGAAAGTGCCGTTCACGATTGGGTGAGCGGTGTTGATCAGAGACACGCCGTCGCCGCCTGGGTAGGCGCTGTTGAAAGCAGTGTTCAACACGTTGGCTGCCAACAGTTCTTTGGTTTCCACCAGAGACTGTGCCAGATGGCGTGCATACACTTGGCCGATACGGATGTGGTCGCCGTCTTCCACCAACACTTTGGTCAAAGCGAAGGCCAAGCCATACACTTTGTACACGTAGCGCTTCAAGAAGAGCACGCCACCTTGTTGGTAGGTAACAGGAGTACCGTCGGGCAACTGGGGGGCTGCACCGAAACCGTAGAGCACTGGCTCTTCGTGGTAGTTACGTGGGATGCCGTCTTCTTCGCGGAACACACGGCTCCACTCGTCGGCACGTTGGTCATAGACTCCGTCGAAACACTCGTTGAGGATAGGCTCAACAATCGAACGGAAGTCCGTACTGCGCATTGGGGCTGCCATTTGTTAGCTCCTTAATTAAACTACTGCTGTGGTAGCAGCAACAAATTGGTTATAAGACATGGTCACGCGAACGATAACGTAAGCGTCACCCCAAGCGTTATCCACATACGGTGCGATGTCAACAACACGCATTTGACCTTGAGCACCGTTCGTTTGAGCGGATGCAGCAGCCAAAGTAGCTTGCGACAGACCAGTGGTTGTGGAACCAGCGGTGATGTTGCTGAAGTTGAACTCGTTACCGATGGCTGTTTGGGCCAAAGTAGCGTCGGACTGGATTTCGTAAACGATTTTTTCGTCGTTGTAGAAATAAGCAATGCACGAACCGGTGGTGTATGCAGTGTTTGCAGGCCAGTAGTTAGAGATACGACGACGACCGGTAGTGTCAGTCCACTCGCAACCAGCAAATGCGCCAGACACTTGATAGCCAGAAGAGGCTGCCGAGTTGCCAGGTGTACCTGCGGGGATGATAGTGCCGTTAGCAGCACCAGTGGAACCAACAGTCGCGGCTGTTGTGTAAACGATTGGCTGACCCTTCAAGATATTGACGGCCAAACCAGATGTGATGCCATTAGCCAGCGCCTGAGCGCGGTCCAAACCGGAGGGATGGAACGCAGGACGCAAGCCAAATGGAGCAGAGGTTGCACTCATGAAAAACTCCTTTGATTAACCCGAAAATACGGGAAGTTTGCTTGGTTGTTGATCAAAATTGCCAAGACCCTCGCCTTCAACATCCACAAGCCGCTTACCGTTACTGTCACGCTGACCTTGCAGGCTTTCCAATTGAACACGGACTTTGTCCGCTTCTTCACGAGGTTTCTCATGATGCTGATACAACATGATTTCCTGGTAGATGTCCATTGGCAGTTTGAACAGCAACATTTCGTTGCAAGAGATATACCCAACATGCTCACCAGCCTTCACTCGATAATTCTCATAACCTGGCAACTCTTCCGATTTAACGGGCACGTAACCGAGGCGAATCCTCTTATCAATTGAATCGTAGCTATTGGTTGTCGAAAGCCAGCAAAGGTGCCACCCATCCATATTGGGCAGTTTTGGCAATGCTGATTGCGTCCATTCCTCACTCCACATCTTGCGACGTTCCTGTGTCGAAATGAACTTCTCTTCTGGCGCTTGGCGGATCGTGTCCTCGCTCGAACGATCATTACGACCACCAGCACTTAAAGATTTTTTTAAACGAGATTCTGTCATGTTGTACTCCAGTATTAGTTACGGCGACCAGCGTTTTCGCGGTCGTATTTCATAAAGTTTGCGATCATGGCCTTCTTGCGCTCAGGAGACTCCCAAGCACCGGCCTCTTTCATTGCCTTCACCCTCTCAGGCGAAAGAACGAACTGAGTCCGATTGCTGCCTCCATAGGCGGCTGAGGTTTCACGACCAGAACTTCCCACAACGTTCCTTGGTTTCCTAACAACAGAATTGTCGTCTGTGGTTTTATTGTAACGGTGTGGCAAAGATTTTTGCAAGCGACTATCCAACTCATCCCAATAATCAGGATCTTTTGGGTCCCAGCCCTCTTCCACCAGCACTTCGTCCATCTTCTTAGCGATGCGACTATCACGGTCATTTGATTCAGGGTTATACCAACTGTTTCGCTTGACCCACTCAGAAGCATTGCGTTGTACGCTTGGATCTGGCGCATCTACTTGACGATGAGGCTGACGCTGTGCCTCTTGTGTCGCCTGACGCTTGTATTGTTGCAATTGGCCAATTTCTTGACGTGCTTGCTCGAACAATTCTTGCGCTTCCACCATTGCGTTGCCGTCATTGGCGTTTACAGCCTCTGCCAGCTTCATTTTGGCGTACTCATAGCGCACTTGACTGTCTTCAAGACTCTTGTCAATGCGTGCTACGTCGTGTTGACGTGTCTTTGACTCAACTTCAGACAGTCGTCGCTTGAATTCCTCGTTTTCACGAGCCAATTGTTGCAACCGGAGGTCTTTTTCCTCGTTTGTCTTGCGAATCAGGTCTTTTTTGGCACGGCGACGGTTGCGTTTGGCTGCACGTAGTTCTTCGCCGTCATCAGGATGGTCTGCATCATCATCATTGACGCTGCCACCCTCTGCTTTTTCCTCAGTGACGCCCTCTTCGACGTCATCTGACACCATGTTTTCAGGCAAATCAACCACCGCGGAGCCGTCTTGACCCTCATCAATGATTAAATCTGCCTCGTTTTGTTTGTTTTTGCTCATTTTTTATCCCTTTTAGACATAGGCTTTGAATGAAAGCGGATCGTCTGTGATCTTTGCAATCAATTCGTGGTCATTGATGGTCATGAACAGCACGGGATCTTCATCTCGGTCTGCGCCAGGGACATTGCGCTCCCAGCGATCACCACCCCAGCGAGGTACGCGCACAAAATCACCGATTTGCGCCCAGCTACCCTCTGGCCATGACTGCATTGTGTCGCGGTTTTTGTAGGCCAAGGGGCCAAACGCAACAACTTTGCCGATCATGTTGTTCCACTTCTCGTTTTCTTTCGTCTCATCGACAATGATGATTCGACCAGACGTCTTTTTGATTCGTCGCAGTTGAACAATCACTCGCCCACCCATTGGCGCTTGGCCAGGGTTGACGTCAGGAAACGCCCATGCCAACTCAGCGGGATCAGACACTTGGTCAACACCCTCAATCGTTGGGATCTTCTCTTTCTCTTCGCTCATCTTCTCTCCTTAAACACCATATCTCAGGTGCATGTTGTGCACTTTTCAGCGCGGCCTCAGTTCCGGAGTGGAACTTAATCTTTGGCGCGAATTATTCGCGTCCCTCTTCTTGTTCTAGTATGCGGTTGATCGCATCAATAGCAAATTGTATGCCTTGCGCTTCTCCAACCATTCGTTGGTAAGCCTCCCAAGATGCAGCATTCCCTTGTGCAAGGGACATGCCGATCTCAGCCTGTCTCAGCTTGATCACATGGATCAATGCGTCGATCATTTCTTCTTCGCTTGCGCCAAGCCGCCTTGTGGCTTCTTACCGCTGTCTTTCATGCTTTGGCCATTGATGGGTGCACCCATAGCCATGCGTTTGTGTTGAGGCACGTTAATGCTCTTTTGCTCTTGATCAGATGCCATTTGGAACTCCTACAGGTGGTGGTGGTGGTGGCAGTTGTGCCATTTGATCCGGTTGAACCGGAGGTTGTGGCGTTGCTTGTGGCGCTGCCGGTTGTGGCGCTTGCGCCAACTCGTTTGCTTGCTGAATCGTTTGGTGAGTCAGCTTGGCATTTTCAATTGCAATCTTGGTCTGATTGTTGTCTGCATTCTTCTTGACGTCAGCAGCCAACTTAGCTTGGTCAAACTGCAAGCCAGCTTGATCTGCCTGCGCCTTGCGTTGCGTTTCTGCCATGCTTGTGTCTTTGACCACTTGTGCATCTGGTGGCAGGTTGCCTTTGGCGGCTTGCTGGCGCTGTTGGGCTTGCTGGATCAACTGTTGGAACGCCGGCACAAACTGCTGGAACACTTCTTGTGTGTCCATGCCTACGTGTGCGCCAACCGCGGTGTAGATCTGGTCAATTGTTGCCGTCAGCTTTGGATCTTCGTAGTTGTCCACGGGCTTGCCACCGCGGGACTGAGCCACATAACCATTGGAGCGGTTCAGGTACCACAGAGTCATGTGTTGCTTGATGTGCTCAATCAAGTGGTTGAGGTAAGAAGGATCAGCAAACGGCGACTGGCCAAAGAACGGATTCAGGCCAAACTGCAAGTGGTCTTGAATGTGCGCGATGTGATCCTGTTGCATGTACGCATACGACGGCTGGCCAATCAACATTGCAGCATTCTCGTCAGCCGATGTGCGTTGCTCAGGTGCTGGCACGTCCTTCATCAACTCATTGATGTTGGGGATCTTCATCTGCTTCAACGAACGGCTCAACACGGCATTCATGTTGAACTGCTCAGGGTGCTTGTCGGCCAAGGACAGCACAGCCTGCATCTGGGCCATGCGCTGAGTCTCACTGAAGATGTGAGGGTCAGACACGGGGATGACGTCCGTGTTCTTGGCAAAGTCTTCGCGGGTGATCTCAAGATCGGCCACCACGTCAGACTTGCGCATCTCGTCAAAGTGCCATCGGTTCAACCGACACAAAATCTTCAACACACGGGCTTGTGACTCATGCAACCGAGCGTGAATGGCGGAGAACACCGCCGCACCCTGCTCGATCAAAGCCTGAGTCGTACCCACTGGTGCGTTTGCATTGACGTCGGCAATCTTCTCTTCGCTTGTACTGACAACGCCTTTAGCCGCGGTATCCAACCATCCAAGCAACTGAAACAGCACTTGACTTGGCGGGTTGAACGGCATTGGCATGGCAATCTGACGGATGTCATTGACGCCTGGTGCGCCTTCAATCTCCACAATTTGCGTTACTTCAACCTGCTGTGACTGGCCGCTGATCTTTGCTCCCTTGAGCTTGAGCATGGTTGCGGCGTTGTTAATGTGTGCGCTGTCCATAAGTGCACGCAAAGAACCAGTAAGAGCGGCAGACAAACCACCAATGAGATGAGGCAATCCAATCGCATATGCGCCCCTCCAAGGGATGAACTTGAATTCAACAATCCAGTCCAGTTTGGTCATCGTCTCGTCTTGCTCTTCCCAGTTGCGATACAGACCAACGACTTCATTGTCCAACTCGTCAATCATCAAGATGTACGGGGCCATCTCGCCTTTGCTGTACTTGTCGTCTTCCAACTCCAAGAACGTGTAGACGTGGTAGACCTTACGCACGCCGTCATCGTTGTCTTCCCACTTCTTGCCTTCAATCTTGTCGTTGGCCTTCTGTGGCTTGGTCGGGTCAACTTCCATCGTTGCCTTGACCAAGTTGATGTCTTTGTACATCCCGCTCTTGATGCGGCGTTCAAACTCAAAGTGCGTGATCTCGTGGACTTCAGCCGCACGCTGGGCGGTGTAGAAGTTGCTGGCCGCGAACGGCAGGATCACTCGGTCAATTGGCAAGAACTCAACGCAAGGACGCTTCTTCTGCTCATCAAACCACAGCTTGAAATACTGTGAGCCGCCCAATGGCAATTGAGTCAGCAACTGTTCTTGTTCGTCGCGGAACTCTTCGATCTGCTCAGTGATCTGCCAGTTCAGGTAGTCACGCTTGCGCTCGGCCTTCTCAGCCTTCATGTCGTCCATCTTGCCAATGATCTTGGTGCGGACTGGACCGTCAGGCGGGTACATCTCTTTGATGGCTTTGGCAGCAAAGTCAACGCAACCCTCAGCCATAGCTGGGTGGACAACCTTAGACGCGCCCATGAAGGTAGCACCGCCAGGCGCATCATTGCCCATGCCAGTGCGACGGATGCCCTCTTCGTACTGCTTGTCGCGCTGTTCGCGTGCGTCTTTATCCTTCTTCAGCAAGTCAATGTATCGCATGGACAGCGACGACAACTCATACTCGTCGTAGTCCTCTGCCATGTTTGCATAGAAGTCGGGATTCTCTTCAGGGCCATCGTCAGGCAGTTGGACAATAGCCGAGCCATCAGGCATTTCCTGAGTTTCTAAATCAATGTTGGGAAGATCGACATCCGCGCTGCCGTCTTCGTTCTCGGTGATTTGAGGGTCTTGGCCAAGTTCGTCCATCATTTAGCCGCTTTCTTTTTACGTGTTAGAGCAAGACGCATAGTGTCCAGATTATCTGTTACTTTGGGTTTGTTGACAGCCCCACCTTTTTTCTTGCCAATCTTTTGCAAGCCAGTCAAATACTTTTCAGTGATCTGTTGGCGAGGAATTCTACGAACAATGTCCATGTAGCCTGGCTCACGTCCTTTGGCTTTGCGTATTTCATTTGTAAAGTCTGGTGCCGCCTCTGCAAATGGGATTTGCTGGAACGCTTCAGGATGCGCCTCTCCGTGCAACATGAAAGGAAACGCTTTGTTTAAATGAGGCTCATACGACGTCTCGCCATTGAAAGAAAACGTGTGTGGTCCAACCGAAAACGTAGGCGCATGAAGCAAACGTGGGTCGGTTGTGTCTTCAATCATCTTAGATGCGTCAAAGATCTGAGCCTTCTTGCCGCCAATCTTTTTGCCGGCCATCAAGTCAGACAAAATGCGGCGACGTTCAAACGTATCAAACAAATGATGCGTGTTGTCCAATGTTACATTGGGATCAAAGATTGCCTTGCCTGGCTTCTTCTCGGTGCCCTTAGTCATTGCTGATCGCATGATGTCAAGCATTTCAGCTTCTTGCTCTGGACTCAACAATCCAGCTTTTCGAGCCTCCATAAACTTGTTGTACATCCGATTGAATACCAACTGGTTGGACGTGTGCATCTCAGGAGTGCCAATGAATGTCGTATAGATTGACTGATCATCTGGCGATAAGCCGCGGCGTTGACGGTTCAGCAATTTAATTGCAGTGCCCGACTTGCCAACCCCCCATACACGCCCTGCGTAGTCTGGATCTTCCAATCCAATCTGGGAGAAGCCCACACCACCACGCATGCCATGCTTACGCTTTTCAACTTTGGCTCGATCAGCCTCAGTGATGTGCATGTACTTGCCTTCATGCCGAGCCAATGCCTCCGACGGCTTCATCAACCCTTGTTGAGCCTTTTCAAAGATGGCTTGCTTCATCTCTGCCACTGTTTGCTTCTTGACTTTAGGCTGACCGCCATCATTCAACTGTTGGATGTTGTCAATGCTGAAGTCAGTCGCGCCGTTGTCCGAGTAATCATTGTTCATCGGAGCGTTGTCGCTGCCACCCTCTTTGGCCATGAAGGGCAAAGGACGGTCACCAGACGCTTGGAACGGACGGTTCATTACCGGCACAGGGCCACCAACCGCCATTTGAGGCATTGGAGGCTTCATCGCGTTCAACGCCTGCCCTTGCTGGGTCATCTGCAGGATGTTGCTGCCGCCTGCTGGTGGAGGCGATCCGGTTGAACCGAGGGGTGACGGTTGGCCTTGTGGTGCGCCTTGATCGCCTTGAGGCTGCTGGGGCTGGAGCAAGTTGGCCGGCAGCATCTGTTGGCCAGGCTGCTGTGGACTCATATCCACTCCACCCATAGGCAGTGAACCAGTCGCTCCGTTGTTGGGCACCACGTAGTCTTTGACAGGCATGCTCGGCGCTTCTTCTGCACCAATCTGGCTGATGTCAGGCGTCATCTTCCCTTTGGCCTGCAGTTCTTGTCGCATCTGTTCAACTGTGCCGCCCATAGCCTTCTTGACCACGGCTTGCATCTTGTGCAGCTTCTTGCCAGTCTTCTCAAGGACGTGATAAGCATCATGTCCTGCTTGACGCATTGCATTGAGCATGCGCGGATCTTCAAGGTGCTGGTGGTGGCCAGTGCTCAACACCTCGCCAATCAGCTTGGGGTCGTAGACTTTAAAGTCTTTGTGCTTGACGGCATGGCCTGCGACGGTACTGACGTGCTCAGGGTTCTCGTAATCAAATGGGTTCACGGTGCCTCCTTGGGCATGGTTTTCTATTTCAAGGTGGTGGGCGTGGGTGACTCGGCCTCCACGGGCTTTTTCAAATTCTGGGTTCAAACGGTATCCGCCTTGTTTGGTCGGATAGTCTGCCTCACGCAAGTCAAACAACTCAGACAAAAACTCACCTTTGCCGCCACGTCCTTTGCTGTAACCCAAGATGGCATCATGACCTGCTTTGCGTGCATGATGGCCAATGATGCGCTCTTGCAAAGCGTAGCGCAGTTGATTGCCTTGGCTACTATTACGAACAATGTGCCAAGCGTCGTCAGGGTCCATGCCGTACTGATTGAGAAGGTTGGCAACCTTTTCCTCTTGAATGCCTTTGTTTCTCTCAACAACAACTTTCATGATGTCGTCGGCCAACTTCTTTGTTGCACCCTTACCCATGAGCATGTCGAATGCAGCCTCTGGTGCTTTGCCGCCTGTTGCGCCTTTGGCAAACAAGGGATTGCGCACCAGAGTGTCACCAGCAATCTCTTCGGTGCCTCCGTAGCCTGTGTTTGGCTTTTTGTAGTGCTTGACGTTGGCCGAACCCTTGGGTAAATAAAACACGCCTTGTCGAACTGATGTATCTCCAGACTGCTCTGGCTTTTGAAACCGTTGCAGGCTCATCTTCAAACCTTCTGGCGTCAACTCAGAACCTGCCGTATTTTGCACCGCCGTTATAAACTCAGGCGACGTGGGCAAGCTGGTTTGCATGTTGATTTTTTGAGCCACGTCATACGGCACGATGCTTGGCTTATCCATGAACTTCAGTGGTCGCATGTCTGCGCTTATCTTGCCGCCGCCAGCCTTTTTGTTGGCCATCTGCTCCGCATTCATCATGGCTTGCGCCTTGCGTTGAGCCTCAGTAGCCGCTGGGCGTAGCATCGCCTTGAGGCGCTCGAGTTCTGCGATTCGTTCAGGTGTCAGTGCCATGTTGACCTCAATGGGGATATTGCCCCAATTATGCCTTCGTCATGTTATCAAGTCTACTAATGCGACTCTCCAGCCTTGCGTGCCCTGTGCGTTCATAGTGCTCTTTGGCCTTGAGCGCCTCATCTTCGGTGCGGTATGCACCCCACTTGCGCCATCCCCACACCTTGGCAAAGCCTTCCGTGTACCTGATTTCCAGCAGCCACGGCTTCGGGCGCTTGTTCTTTGTCGGCATGCGGATGCGTTCTAAATTCTCATCAATCATATCCATCCTCGGTTGAACCGAACTCGGTTGAACCGAATTAGGCTGAATAAGGGTTGCCGCCAGTCTTCATGTTGAAGATCTCAGCGTCGGTTATATCTTCCTGCTCGATCTCGTCCCGCGGCGGTGCGTCGATGTTCACCCAGCCAGCGTCCCTCATGTATCGCAAGCCCTGCGAGATGCAGTCAACGAACTCGTCATGCACCGTGCCCTCGGGGAACGAACAGATCTGGCTGACCATGCCTTCTGCCCAGTCCTTCACGTAGCCCTTCTTGACGCTGCTCTCAGGCACCCAGACGCGGCCAGCACGGATGATGTTGGCCACAATGCTCAGGCGTTGTACCTTGTCAGCCCTGCCTGGGTTGTACGGCATCACCGGCAGGTGCGCCCGCTGCAAGTCTTGGATCAGCGAGATGCCGGCGCTCTTGTCCTCCACCAGCAGCAGATCTACCCGCTTCTTGTCTTTGCCCTCACCGTAGATCACATCGTACTCTTCGATCACCTTGGGGCGGAGGTCTGGGTACTGTAGATGCTCTTGCCAGCAGTCGATCACCATGATGCACATGCCGCCGTCCAGTGGCTTGAACGCACCCAGCGTGATACATCCGGTTGGATCATTGTGCGTTTTGTCCGACGTGGCGCAGTCGTAGGACTGGATGATGTACTCGAACTTGGGAAATGCCTTGGCGGATGGCCACAGCCTGAACCAGTCGCGCTTGACGATGCCGCCCTCTTCGGGGTCGATGATCTCAGCGTGGATCTCTTGGCGGCCAAGGTTTGTCCCCTCGTACTGCAGGATCTGCTTTTGAAAGGATGGCGCAAGGTTGGCCACGTTCACGTAGGTGGACGCCTTGGTCACGGTTACATCGTCACCCTCACGGTCAATCAGGTCCATCACCAGTGGCTTTGGCTTCGGGGTGGTCGACGCGATGATCTTGGTCTTGGCACCCAGACGCACGGCGAACATGATCATGTCCCATGCCTCTTGCAGGTAGTCCCATGCGGCCAACTCGTCCAGCCAGGCTCCATGCCATTGGCCACCACGGAAACGCTCAGGCTCACTGGCGGAGATTCCCTTGATGAACGATCCATTGACCAGCTTGATCTCGTGCAGGCTCTTGTTGTAGTCAGCAATCAATTCAGGGGGTATAACCGACATCAGCCCTGAGTCGCCTTCAAAGCATGTACCGCGGACG